GGCTATCGAGTCGACCTTAAACCTTATAAACAATTATTTAAAATGAAAATTAACGCAACCGAACAAACCTCAACATTTCCTGTACCTTTAAACAAACTAAAAGGTAGGTTAATGGACTCAATAGGACTGACATGGGAAACAATCCATGGTAAGTTTGAAGTAACTAAAGAGACTGTAGAGTGGATAATGAAACATGCATCTACATCTATGTTTAATAAGAATAGATCTTATATATATAATAAAGCTTTTTACGAAGCATTTTTAAATGAAGCTAAAAACGAAGCTCAATTATTTTATGATCAACTAAAGGATAGACCAGCTAAACAAAATGGTCATGCTTGGGTTGAATCTGATAGGTTTCAATTAATAAGAGACTGGGCTGGATCAAGAGGTTTATATAGCAAAGGCGATACTAAAACTCAATTCTGTAAACTAATGGAAGAAGCAGGTGAGCTTGGTAGAGCTATACTAAAAGATGATGAAGCTGAATTTGTAGATGCTGTAGGCGATATGGTTGTAGTATTGACAAACCTAGCTCACTTAAGAGGAGTATCTATCGAACATTGTATTGATTCAGCATATAAGGTTATATCAAATAGAAAAGGTAAAATGGTTAATGGCACATTTGTAAAAGATGAGTGATTACCAACAAACAATGACAGCTATAATAGCCGTTCAATTTATCGGCTTTTTATTAATATTTATATGGACAAGAAATGACGGAAAAAAAGATTAAATTCAGAGACCCAGTAGTCGAAACAGTAGTAGATAAGTTTGTAGGTAGATCAGACGTAGGCTTTAAAAAATATGGTCAAACGTTAGATAAAGAACGTAAGACTGGAGTTAAAGATCTAGCAGGCTATTTAAACGATGTTCAAGAAGAACTAATGGATGCAATATTATATATTCAGGCAGCTAAAGATGAGTTGTCTGAAGCTAAAGACCAAGTCTATGGCGATAGTATTAACGGTTTACCTTACTATGTCTCGGATATTGCGTCGTAAAAAACGCGGTCCGGTTAGAGCTAAGAAAAAAGTTGTAGATGGTATAGAATTTAAGTCAGGACTTGAAGCATATATGTATAAAGCTTTGAAAGAAGCAGGTATACAGGCAGAGTACGAAGGGGTTAAGTATGAACTTACCCCTTCATTTGACTTCAATAATAACAGTTATGAGCGACAAGGAAATGGAAAGGGTGAGTATAAGAATCGCGGAGGCAAAAAAATACTTAAGATCTCTTACACACCTGATTTTACAGGAAGGGGATTTATCATTGAGTGTAAAGGAAGGGCAAACGAATCTTTTCCTATACGTTGGAAATTATTTAAGAAATATGTCAGCGAACGACTTCATAGCGTTACTCTATATAAACCACAAAATCAAAAAGAATGCGACGAAACCGTGAGCCTAATACTTGGGAAAAGAAAGACCTAGCAAGACGTAAATACGCCGAAAGAAAACTACAACAGTTTATTAATTGGAGTATAGAAAGTAAAGGATATTTAAAATATAAAGAATTAATAGCATATGAAAGAAAGTACTCTGTTAGAAATGCAGAACAAGATAAAAGCTATAACTAATGTGTTACAGCAATTAATAAACGAAAATACACAGTTAAGAGACTTAGCTGTTGGAACTTTAGAAACTTTAAAATTCATGCCTGACTACGACAAGGCTATAAAAGATCTACAAGAAAGTGTAACTAAAAAAGAGGTAAAAGAAGATGGAGCTATCGAACAAGATACTAAGTGATGTAACAGTTTATATGAAATACGCAAAATACATCCCTGAATTAAGCCGTAGGGAGACGTGGGACGAACTAGTAACGCGTAACATGAATATGCATATTAAAAAATATCCTGAGCTCACAGATGACATTAAAACAACATATAAATTAGTCTATGATAAAAAGATTTTACCAAGCATGCGATCACTTCAGTTCGGAGGTAAGCCGATTGAAATATCACCTAATCGTGTGTATAATTGTGCTTACTTACCTATCGATCATATTGAATCGTTTAATGAGATAATGTTCTTACTACTTGGTGGCACTGGTGTAGGTTATTCTGTACAAGATCACCACGTTAAAAAGCTAGATCCGGTTAATAAACCTTATAGCAAAAGAACTAGAAGATTTTTAATAGGTGACTCAATTGAGGGTTGGGCTGACTCTATTAAAGTACTAATGAAATCATATCTTGGTGACAAAAGAAGTTCACGTATAGAGTTTGACTACTCTGATATACGCCCTAAAGGTGCAATGTTAGTAACGTCTGGTGGTAAAGCACCTGGACCTCAACCACTTAAAGAATGTATAGTAAAGATAACAGGAGTTTTAGACTCAAAGGAGGATGGCGATATGCTCTCCACTATAGAAGTACACGATATAGTTTGCCATATTGCAGACGCCGTCTTAGCTGGTGGGATACGTCGAGCAGCTTTGATAAGTCTGTTCTCAGCGGACGACGAGGAGATGATCTCTTGCAAGTCTGGAAATTGGTGGGAAACAAATCCACAAAGAGGTAGAGCTAATAACTCTGCTGTACTTATGAGACATAAAATAACTAAAGATTTTTTTATGGATTTATGGAAACGTGTAGAACTATCAGGAGCAGGTGAACCTGGAATATATTTTAATAATGATAAAGACTGGGGCACAAACCCTTGTTGTGAAATAGCTTTACGACCTAATCAGTTTTGTAACTTATGCGAAGTAAACGCTAGTGACATAGAGTCACAAGATGATTTTAATAACAGGGTGAAAGCAGCTGCGTTCATAGGAACATTACAAGCTGGATATACGGACTTTCACTATTTAAGAGACGTATGGAAAGAAACAACAGAGAAAGACGCTTTAATAGGCGTGTCGATGACTGGGATAGGCTCGGGAACGGTGTTAGGATACGACATGAAGAAGGCCGCTCAAATAGTAAAAAGAGAAAACGCAAGAGTCGCGAAAGTGATTGGAATTAATCCATCAGCTAGATGTACAACCGTAAAGCCTGCAGGGACGACATCTCTGGCACTGGGGACATCATCTGGTATTCATGCATGGCATAATGATTATTATCTCCGTAGAATCAGAGTTGGTAAAAATGAAAGTATATATAAATACTTAGTTGAAAATCACCCATTGCTAGTTGAAGATGAATTTTTTAGACCTCACGACACAGCTGTAATTAGCATACCACAAAAAGCACCTGAAGGTTCTATACTTAGAACTGAATCACCTTTTCAATTACTTGAACGTATAAAAAAGGTTGCCACAGAATGGGTTGCACCTGGCCATAGAAAAGGTAGTAACACTCACAATGTTTCTGCTACGGTAAGTTTAAAAGCTGAAGAGTGGGAAGATGCAGGAGAGTGGATGTGGAATAACAGAAAATACTATAATGGTTTATCTGTATTACCATTTGACGGTGGAACATATACTCAAGCTCCTTTCGAGGACATTGATGAAGAAACCTATATAAATAGGTTACAACATTTAAAAGATATAAATTTAGAACATGTTATCGAAACTGAAGACAACACTGATCTTAGTGGTGAGCTTGCTTGCGCTGGTGGTGCTTGTGAAATTACTTAACCTTTAAAACTTAAACTATGTGTGAACTATGTGAAGGTCTTTGTCAAGGCTGCTAAATAATAAAAGGGAGGTCTTGCGGCCTCCCTTTTTGGTTACAGGAACTTTGGGTATGGCGCCCAGTTTTTTTGTTCCTTAATGTATTTTGTCAAACATTTTATTATTAGGGCTTCTTTTAGTTGGTCCAATAGTTGGCCCTTTCATCATATTGTTTTTTCTCATTCTTTTATCATGGTTTACTTCATCTGATTTTGCAGCTTTAGTAGCTTCTGAATCTAATTGATAAGATTCGTAACCTAAACCAACAGCTATTCTTTTCCAAGAAGGGTTAGCATCATTTAACATGTATTCAAAAGCTTCAAACTTTCTTAACAATTCTTCAAAAGGAATACTAGTAATAGCTTCACCAGTAGCTGCAACTGCATTAACATATGGATTCTCCCAAAACCTTTGTTCAGATTTATCCATTTTTTGATAGCCCTTGGTATCAGCATACCCTAAATTTCTAGCGGCTTTGTTTAATAAGTTATTCTTTTGACCTATCCAAGGAGCAGTTGCTAAAATAACGTCTTTTACTTTGTCGTATTTAGGTCTATCAGCGTTAGCTTGTTCTGAATATTCTATAGCTCCGTTCTTACCCGAAGCTATTACAGATCCTAACACTCCAAATCCTCTTAACATACCGTCTAGTATAGAATTTAAAGAATCGTAATACTTTTGTTTATCTTCTTCAGTTACAGTAGGATCTGCCGCCATTGTCCATAACCCGTTAAACAACACTGAATAAGCTGCGTTTTGAATTACTAAATAATTAAGCATACCTCCTACTTTTTCCTTCCAACTTCCTCTACCAGCTAATAAATCTTGCAAATCTTGAGTAGCTCTTCTAACATACTGTTGCTGTGTTGTAGCAAACTGAAGTAAAGATCTACCTAACAAACTTGTTTGATCATACGATATCAAAGCAGGATCATCTGACTGCTGTGTTCTTCTAGACATTTTAGGAAACTCAATGTCAGCCATAGCTTCCGCAGCTTCTTTACTTAGTGATGGGTCTTTCTTCATTAAGTCTTTAACGTAGTTTCTATACCACGTTGCTCCACCAACAGCTTGTGCTAAACTATCCGCAAGCTTAGTAAATGTATAACCTTTAGATAGCAAATAATCTATCATACCACCTAATCCTCCATTCCTAGCAGCTGTAGTAAGTTCACCTTCTGATATATCTATACTTTGACTACCTCGCCTAGCTACTAAATAATCAGATGTCCATAGTTTAGCTACATCAGACCAATACTGAGGTTGATTAGCTACGGCAAGAGCTGCTTTAGCAGGGTTGTTAAAACTAGTATTAATGTAGTTCATAGAAGATATCATCTGCATTAAAGCCGATCTAGTGTTAAGAAACATCGTGGCACCAGTTGTTCTATTTATAATAGCTCGTTGTATAAACTTAGACAACTTATCAGTATCTCTTACGTTACTACCTTTCTTCATTCTATCAATAGCATCCTTAAGCATGTCAACATATTCCTTACCCATGGTAGCTTGAAGCTTAGCCATTGTCTCTGGATTTAATATCTCATTAACATTATTTTCCCAATCTTCTAAATAAAATTCTCTTTGTTTCTGTGCATACAAATCTCCTATATCAGATCCAATAGTTCCATTACTCCAACCGTCACCAGGTTCAGAATACTTACCTCCTGCTGCGTTATCTAATTCATTGGCTAATGTATTTAAAGCTTCGTTTCCTTCTACTAATTCAACCATATTTCTAAGCTCAGCATCACTAACGCCTGGCACTTCATAACCAGACTTATTCCAAAGGTAAACTCTCACAGCGTCATCAACAGTAAATTCTGTTCCTTCTATTTTACCGTTTAATTTAGCTCCTTCAGGTTTGTTTTCGTAAGATTTAAGTAAGCTAGAAACTTTATCAGCCATGTACAAACCGTCAGATATAGAAGCATCAATACCGTCCCAATATGGTTGTTCAAGTTTATTTAATATGAAATCTTTAGCCTGTTGGTTTTGCTCACCTGTTCCTTTGTCTGGCATTATTTGAAACAATAGCGTTCTAAAATCCATAGCACTATACCTGAGTGGACCAACTCCTTTTTTAGTTGGCGCAGCTTTATTTGCTGCTTCACCTGTAGGTCCCCATTTGTCTCCAAATTTTTCCTTCATGTAGTCGTTAAACTTTTCTACATCTCCTTCTTTAGCAGCTTCACTATATTGATTTACGGTTTTCTTTAAATCATTAAAAGATTTTTTGTTATCTAACTTACCATCTTCAGTTATATCTCTTCTTAATTCTTTTATTTTATTTTCTAAATTACTATCAATATCATTAAGCTTATTTAATTTATTTTCTACTTCATTCAGCTCTTTAATTAAGTTAGCTTCAGTAGCTTCAAGCATATTAAGTTTATATCCACCAATAACACTTACAGGTTTATTAACATCACCTAATAAGCTTATAGAGTTTTCTAAATAGTCAGCTTGTATTTCAGAATCTAAAGCATCTATCTCTACTTTTCCTTCTATAATCTCACCTGTTGTTTGTGTTGACTTACCTGTCTCTGAATCGGTATCTTGTTTCTTTTGTTGTTGCCTAGTTATTATACCTTGAACAGCTTGATTTGCTATGTTAGCCATAGCTTCATTGAACTCATTAACATTCCTATCTTCTAAATACTTCTCAACAGCTTTTAACCAGTTTTCTGTAACAACACCCATAGCCATTAAGTGCTCAGCATGATAGTCACCAAACGTATCACCTGTTAGTTTAGGAATTTCTCTAGTTATACTAGTAACTGTAAAAGCTCCTTTAAGAACACCATCACCTACATTAGTTTGAGTTCTAAACCAATTGGTAGTATCTTCTATATAGTTTTGTAACCCGTCAATGTCTCCTTCTTCTATAAACTTCTTCATAGGCTTGAGTGTAGCTTGCAAAACTGTTTCAACAACTTTCTTGTTTGCTTCTACTATTTCATCAAAGTCTATCTTTTTTATTTCTCCATCAACTTCAACTTCACTTTCAAATTTTTCTCTTATTATTCTTTTAAGTTCTTTAGCATCTTCTAAAGTCATTACATCTCCTCTCTCGTACTTTCCATCAGCTACAAGTTTGTTGTTGTAATTTTCAATTAACTTCTTTATTTTACCAGATGCTTGAGATCCTGACATTATGTTAGGATTATAATCAAAAGGTATATCAGGATTACCTGTTACTTCTGTTTCTAAAAGCTTATCTAAATAAGTTTCTCCTGGTAAGTCTTTTAAATAACCTTTACTAGGATTACGCATCTTACCATCTATCGCTACTTGCTTTTGTTTATTTAAACCAGCTGATAATTCTAATTCTGCCTCTATTAATTCTATTAGATCTGTGGGTAATTCGTTATAAAGTAAAGCTACATTTTTCTTTATTCTTTTAACTCTATTAGCTGCTGATATATCCCCTTCAATTTGCATTTTGTAGTAAGGGCTTTGCTTACCTCCTATTGGCGTAGGTTTTATTTGAATTACTTGACCATCAACCTTGATCTTTTTGTCATTAAACTTTTTTATACTTTCTAAAACATTTTTATTCTCTCTAGTAATAGGGTTATTAAGCTCTTCATCTGTTGCACTACCTTTAGATATGTAATCAAAGCTACCAAGCAAAGCAGAATAATCATTTAAAAACTTTTCATAAGTTGCTTCATTGATTATGTCTGGAAACTGTTGTCTAACTTGTTCTAAAGCTCTAATCTTAGACTCTAAATCGCCTTCTGCTTCCTTTAATATTTTCTTTATTTTATTAAAGCTAACTTCACTGAACTGCTGACCTTGATCTCTTCTAAATTTGTTAGCAGCGTTAGCCAACATAGCATCTTCAAGTATATCAATTTTTTCTTCAGCTGTTTTACTAGAAAGTATATCAACTTCCCCAGTCTTCTCTCCCTTATTATTATATACAGGAACTCTACCGTTATTTTGTATAGCTATATCTACTGCTTTAACTATACCATCTAAACCTACTTGTGCGCCAATTATCTTAGCTAACATTTGTTTTCTGTTACCCTTAGTATTTTTTGTTTTACCAACACCTAACCAATAATCCATGTACTCTTTACTAGTAGGTTTTTTTTCCTTCCATTGTAACTGGTTATTAACTTTCTTTTGGCTACCACCACCTTCCGTCATCACTGGCTCATAGTAAACATCTATATTATACTTTCTTAATATATATGGATCTATCTTGTCTATTAAAGGCTTTAGTTTTAATAAATTTTTCTCGTAGTCTTCTCCTTTTTCTAAGTCTTTTAATATCTCACTGTAGTATGGGTTACCTAACTCTTCTATAGCTTTATCATACTCAGGATCTCTAATTTTATCAGAGTCTATTTTTAATTCCATGTCCTGATTACGTGACATATATTTAGCTGAACTAGTTATAACACGTTTAGAAAAATCATAAGGTTTAAACAATTCTTCTCTTTGTTCTTTATTTTTTTCGTAATCTAAAGCAGTTCTAATAACTATACCAGTAGGTAAAGATCTTTCTTCTCTATATTCGTTTCTCTGCACAGCTCCTTCTAAATCACCAGCTACTTCAAGCATAGCGATATCAGGCGTATCATAATTCTCAGATTCTAAGATTTGATTTATCTTTTGCTTAACAGCATTAGAAGAAGTAGAAGTTCCGTCAAGAATAATATTTTTACCTTGGTTTATAGCTTTTTCTAATTTTTCTTTTAAATATTTTTGAGCGTCAGCTGTTATCTTAGCTCTAGCTTTTCTTTGCTCTGCATTATAATTTCCTTCAAATTCAGGTAAACCAGCTTTCTTCTTAGCTTGCTCTACGTAAGTGTCAGAGTTTATTATTTCAAAGTTATCTAACTTGTCTATGTTTTCTTTTAGAATTTTTACAGCTGTTGACTTACCTGAAGCAGGTGGTCCACCTAAAAATAAAAACTTAGGACCGCTACCTCTATTAGCCCACTTAGTTATTTCATTTATAGTTTTAGAAGGTATATCACCAGTCTCCATTAACATGTCAGAGTCTATTGAAAAGAAAGTTTCACCTTTGGAGAAAGTTGGAAACATTACTTCATCGAGCTGAGATCTAAACGACGGCGTGTCTTTATCTACCACTTCTTCAACTACTTCATCTGATTTTAACTCTTTAGCTTCTTCAGAATCTGTAGATACTTCATTAAAGTTTTTAACGTTATCTGTAAATAATTTATTCTTTCTAAGATTTAAAACATAGTTCATCCAACCATTTAAACTATTGTTTTGTCTAGGATCAAAGCTTGTTATAGCATCTATAAAATCCTCACTCTTAACTTCTGCTATAAAGTTTTCTCTATCAAAATTACCTTTAGTAGCGTACTCAGCTTTGTCAGCCCATGTGTTTACTAAGTCATCGTACAACATATACAAGTCAGTAAATATTTCATTGTACTTTCTTCTATTCTCAGTTGTCTCGTCGTTTTTCTTGTACATGGTTTCTAACCATATATCCTCGTTGTCTTTAAATATCTTATCAATCCTTTTATTAACAGGCAGATTTTCCTCACTAAAAACATTATCTATATCAACGTTTAATTCTCCACTAGCTGCTTCAGTTTCAGCTCTTTTGAAACTATCTTTTATATATCTTTTTATATTGTTATCTCTTACGTCTTTAGCAAAGTTATCAACCCATTGTTTGAAGTCTGTAGAATTTGTTAAGTCTACATCTTGGAATTCAACTTCTCTAGCTTCTTTATATTTTTTAGATCTAGGTTTTATTCTACCTTCAATAACAGCTTCAATATAATAGTTAACCCATTCAGTCGTTAAAGGATTATCACCGTCTTTACTAGTCTCTACATCGTTTCTTATAGTTTCTTTCTCTTCAAATGTTAAGTCTTTTAAAAAGTCTTTAACCATCTTTGACTCCTGTTCGTCGCTTAGATTTTTAAAATTATCACTTTTCTCAAACTTATGAAACAATTCATGACCAACAACACCTTCAGCTTTAAAAGCTTCTGCAACATCTCTATTAACATATAAATTACCTTCAACATCTACAACACCTTTAACTATACCTTTAGAACCCTGTGTATTTACTTTTTCTTGAAACTCTTTATCACTTAAAACTTTTACATCTTGTTTAGATATTTTATCAAATACTTCTGTGTTTTTTAATTGAATATCTATTGCTAGTTTTTTGTTTATCTCGTGTTGTTCTTTAACTTTTCTAAGCTTTTCTAAATTTTCATTTATTCTATTGTTTAAGTTTTCTCTGTCTAAATTCCTTATAACGTTGTTAAACTCTTCATCTTTTTTTAGTTCAGCTTGTTGAGCAATTAATTGTTGGTTTTCTAACCATAAAGAAAAAACCTTAGCTTTTTCTTTTTCACTGTAATTTTGAAGAGTTAGTTCTTCATTAATTTTATTAGCGTCTCCAGCTAAATCTCTTAACTTGACTTTTATATCTAATATATCCTGCTTACTAGCTTGCGGCTTTTTCTCTTTAATTTTTTGAACAAGTAACTCAAAGCTTTTTTCATTGTTAGTAAACTTTAAAAGTTTTTCGATGTTTCTGTAATTAGTAAACTCTTCGCCAGCTACTATATCTCTAGCTAAGTTATCTACATCCTTTAAAGTTTTCTCAGCGTTAGCATTGTCTTGTTTAAATTGAGCTTCTAAGAACTTATAATTTAAATGCATATCTAAATGCATCTTATCTAATTCAGCTTGTTTAAACTCTTTCTCTCTAGCTCCTTCTTCTTGTAATTTCTTTACTTTAGCTTCATAAGCTTGTTGAACTTGATCAGTTGACAATGTCGGATCTTCAGGATTTAAGTCGAAACTTTCACCAGCTTTTTTAATATCAGACTTTATTAAACCTATTTTCTTACCTATGTTATTATAAACAGCTTCCATAGACTTGTTTATCTCTGTAAGTCTATCAGGTCTAGCTATTTTAGCGAAGTATAAAGTCATATACAACTCAAAAGCTTTGTCAAAATTCCATATGTGCTCTAACTTATCCCAGTCACCTTCAAACAAAGCAACGCCTGTCTCACCAATAGTTATAGTTAGTACACCTACACCTGGTTCAACGGCGCCTTTCATTATATCACCTATTGTTTTATTGTTCTTATAGACGTCAATTATTTTATTATAAGTCTCTGAGCTCCTGCTAGCTAACCATTTAGAAAAGTCACCCATTAAAGTTCTAGCTATACCAGCGCCTACAGCAAAAGATCCGTGAATATCTTCTTGTCCTGTCACTTTGTTTAGTAAGTTAACACCTTGAATCACCATGTACTCTTCAAATATAGCAGAGCCATATCTGTTTAACACTCTACCTAACTTACTATTAGTTGGATTTAAGTAATTATTATAATATTTATAACCATTCCACTTGCCAAAGTTTGTGCTATTCTTAAAATTGCCCCACCAGTTTTTAGCATTTTGAGACATCTTACTGCCTTTGAATGCTTTCATCCAACCACCTGCGATATAAAACTCCATCATAACAGCCATGAAAGGAACAAAACCTTCTGCTATATCTTCAAAACTTCTAGTCCAAGTTTTATCACCATCATCTTGTAAGCCTTGTATATCATTATAAACACCTTGCCAATACTCATCTGTGCCACCTATAACTTGCTGCTGTATGTTAGCAGCGGTTTGCTTCATCTCTCTAGCGTTATAAAATTTAGAAGACCCAACGGTTTTCATATATCCATCTAAAACTAGTGATAAGTATTCGTCTCTAGGTGTGTCAACTTCATCTACATTTAATTCTAAAGCTCTGTTAATGTAAACAAATTCCATTAAAGCGCTGTTGTATCTACTAGCGTTTAAAGTTGTTTCAGGTATAGTAGTCATACCTCCAAATATACTTTTCTTAAAAGCTATCTGTTGAAGCATGAATTGATCATATAAAAAGCCTGCTTGATCACGATCTAAGTCTACACCTTCACCTTGTAGAGCTTTAAACTCCTCGTAAAATTGTTTAAAAGTATAAGTTCTTATATCTTTTCCTGATAAAAAACTAACAGCTTGAGCGCCCATATCTAAAGCTTCTTGTCCTCCAGTAACAGCGTTATACAAGTATTGAGTATTAGCACCACCACTCGACATAAAGCTGGTTCCACCCAAACCATCTGTAGTTTCACCAGTAAAAATAGATTCTAAATCATCATAAGCTTTTCCAGCTAAATAAATTAGCTCCATAGCTTTTTGATATCTAAGATCTTCAAGTTTTTGGTAAGATGTATATTGGTATTTTTCTGTACCAGCATTGGTTTGTTCTGCTAAACCTTGATTTGCTTCTTCTTCTTTTACGAATTCACCTGTAGTATAATCATAAAGCTTAGATCCAGAACGTGTTATTTTTTTATTTTCCTTTATAATTTTTTCAGCTTCTCTTTCAAGTTTTTCTAACTGATCAACAATATCTTCAATGTCTCCTTCTCCAGAGTTTAAATATAAGCTTATAGGATCTCTAAGATCATCCATCTTATTGTAAACTATTCTTAACTCATTAGCATTTTCTCTTAAATCAGGTGGTAAAAATAATAAAGATTTTTCGTTAATAGATAGTTTGTCTTTTAAAAGATATTTATCATAAACCTGTTGTCTTTGATCTGCATTAGGTCCTGTAAAGTAGTTAACTTGCTTCACACCTAGCTCAGTCATAAAGTCACCTTGAGAAGTTATAGTAAAGTCTAAGCCTTGATTAGAACCTGTTGGTCCCCACGTAGTTGTTAAGTAGCGGTCTCCAAGTTTACCGTCTGGCATAGCTATATATTCTAGCCTATTCATACCAGCATAAGAAGCCACACGCTGCATAGAGACTTCTTCAGCTCCTTCATTTTTTTCAATAGCTAAAGCTCTACGTATTTCAGGATCAGTTTGCGCAACATAAATTTCATATCCTAATGGATTTTTTTCTGCATCAGGAACCTTTGTACCTACTCGTACTAAGCTTGGTATAGAATCTTCTTCCGTGTCTTTGTAAAATTCATCAACTAACTGAGGTGATATTCTTTCACCATTCTTTAATTTTTCAACTAGATTTTCTTCGTTATCACTCTTATATACTGAAGGTTTTTCAAAACTAGCATCTTCTTCTTTTACAGATATATTTAATTGATCATCACCAACTTCTGTTTTCTGTATAACAGTTCCATCGTCTAATACTTCTTCTGTAGTAATGTTTGTTTCTGGTGTTGAAGTTTCTAAAGCAATTTCTTCAGGCTCTATCTCTATCAAGCTAATAACTTCGCCGTCTATAGTTATAGATTCTTTTCCTTCCTGTTTAGCTTTTTCGTAAGCAGCTATATTGTTTTGTAATTTACCAAATTCTTCATCAGAAGCTAAAGTAGGGTCGTTAGACCATTCGGATTCTTTTTTCTTGGCTTTAGTATACCAGTCATCTTCGCCACCTGGCTCCGATGAAGACTCTTCCGAGGTGGATGCCGAACTCTCTGACACTGCAGTTGCATCCTCTTTCTGAGTGTCTTGCGGCTTTCCCGCAGGTTGTTCTTTTTCTTTTTTATCTTCTCCTTCTTCAGGATCTTTTGTTTCAGTTACGTTGACATTAAACGTAGAAACATATTCATCTACGCCCATATTAAATCCAGCCGCAGCTTCTAATACTTCAGTTTCGGAAACATCATTTCCGTTATATGAATAAGACTTTGCCATAATTATCTTAATTTATTTTGTTGATCTTGTTCTTACAGTTCCTACTGTAGGTAAATTTCTTGTTTTCACAGGTGTTTCATTAATAATATAATTCATATCTGAACCGCTTATCAAGCCTGATGTTTTAGTTTCTTCTAATAATCTTCTATATATTTGAGCAGCATTATCTATGTTTATTTTTTTAGCTGAGTTGCCTGCTAAGTTAAATAAACCTCCAGGCACTATTTGATCTGCTCCATAATATATACCTAAATTCGGGTCTGGTTCTACAGCGTCTCTACCAGCTGCAAACCTTAATATCTCAGCAGCTGTTCCAGTTGCTCCACCATGTTTAGAAGAATAATCAGCGGAGTATCTATTAACTATATCTGACTGCGCTTGAGCTCCTGATTTATATTTATCTTTCTGAGGACTCATTGAACTCATTAATTTAGCTAGGTCAGTAACACCCGACGGTCCAGCAGCTATCTTATTTTCAACATCCTTAGATATTACTTTTAATACTTTTGGTGTAATATTTTTTCTCTGTGTTAAACCTACTCTATCAGCAGCTGGAACAGTAGAAGCCCACGGTCTTCCAGTACTAGGGTCTAAATTTCTAGCATCAAAATCTTTAAATATTTCTGTTCCCCAAGAAGAATCAAAACCACCTATACCTACTCCTCTTAAGTTATTTATCTTAACAGCGTTTGCTTCTGATTTTTTTAATTTTTGTACATTTATTTCAGATGTTGTTGATATACCTTTTTCAGCTTCTAACTTTTTCCAAAGTAAGTCTTCATATTCTGATCTATCAGTAACATTAAGTGGGTCTATTACTCTATTAGGATCTCCTCCAACTAACTGCCAATCACTTTGATCAAAATTTAATGGAACTTTAGATATGTTTTGTCTATATAAAGCTTCTGCTGCTACCTCAGCTTCGTCATAGCTTTTTATAACCTCTTCTGTATATTGACCTTTATTAATTTGTAGTTTAGTTATAACATCTTCAGTATAGTTATTCTTATAACTGTCACCAAAATATATATCACCATAACCGTTTAGTTTAGTATTAAACGCTTCAGGGTCTGTTCTACCTATTATATCATAACCTTTTGATTTTGCATCTTGATAATTACCAAAGCTTAAGTCAGCTGTTCTAGCTGTAGCTCCTTGAGCAACATTTTGTTCAGTCCACTTCATACCAACATTGGTATTGACAACTAACTTTCCGTTAGCATCTATAGTACTGCCTCCGTAGAAATTAACAGCTGGTCCTCCTTTAGAATAATCCTGAATAAGAGAAACCATATTAGCGTCATTACTTGCTAAAGGTCCGCCTCCAATACTACCACTTTTAGGTGTGTATCCTCCATTTCCACCATTCAATGTAGCATCCCAAGTGTATACTTCTTCTAAGTCGTTCATTTCTTGATTAACTAATTGTATACCTGTTTTAGATGTTTGAACTATGTTTTCAATAGCTCTTTTCTGAGCATCCCAATCGTCACTACCAAATTCCAATTGATTTAGTATATTTAACTGGCCATCCAAAAGTTTTTTATAATTAGCTTGAACTATAGTATTGTTAAATTTATCAGAGCTATTTATGTCAGCATACACACTGTTAATAGCTTTTCTTTTTTTATCTGATAAAGCGTTTTTGTTTTTAGCGGCAGCAGCAGCGGCTTTAGCTTGGTTAGCTTGTCCAGCAGCATAATTTTTACCAAAGTCTGCTATTCCTTTGCCTATCGCTGTATAGTCAGCTACTGTTGATTTTGGATTTTGATATGACATATTTATTTATTTAACTATTTACCTCCGCCCATTCCAGCTAAGCTACCGAAAGCGCTCATCATTCCACCTATACCACTAGCAACTCCAGATTCAAGAGCAGCTTGTTGTTGCCATTCTCTTTCTAGCAAACCTTGCTGTCTATCTAACTGTCTTAGCTCTTCATCTTTAGCTTCCGTATATTGAAATTTAGCTGCATCCATTTCTGCTGATTGTAATCTTATAGCTTCTTGCCTCTTCATTTCATTCATCTTTTGCTCACCATCTGCTCTTAACTTCTGGTTAGTCATTTCTTGTTTTTCAATATCAGCAGCTATACCTTGTTTACTTTTCAATGCAGCCATAGCTAAAGCTGTTGCGCCACCACTACCTTTACCACTTATTCTTAAAGTATCTAAAGTGTTAGCTAAAGCAGCATCTGTTTGTTCAGCTTGTATTTTCATAGCTTTTGTGGCTACTCCTAGATTAGCATAAGGGTTGGTGATCATAGAAGTAGTATCAGTAATAAACTCACCTAAATCTGGTGGCTTAGTTCTATCTCTTTCTAAGTTTGCTATATCTGTTTCTATCGTTGAGATAGCTCCGTTTATTTTACTGTTTTTGTTAGCAGCTAGTATTCCACCTGCTATTCCTGAAACCGCCATTCCAATGAGCGGTACTACTAAGGGTCCTGGCATAATTATTTATTTTAAGATGATTGAGCGTATCTTGTTCCTACAGAAAACAATTCTTTATGTCCACCTGGGTCTGTAGTTGAATCTGTTTTTACTTTAACTGTAGCAAAATAACCTTTTATTCCTGATATTTGATTTCCAAATATAATTTCTCCAGGTCTAGAAGGAGTTGAACTTATTAAGTTTGCTACATATAAATTTTCTTTTCTGTCGAATCCAGCTCTTAAAGTGTAACCAGTAACAGAATCCACGTAAGAACCTTCGTCGTAACTACTAACACTATTCGCTGTATCTGAGTTGAAAGTTCCTCCCTCTATACCTGTTTCACTAGATGTAAAGCTTTCTACTTCCCAACCGTTATAACCTTCGTAACTTACGGTGGAAAAGTTTTTAGTTACAGATGGTCTTTGATTAAAAATAAACTCAACGTAAGAGTCATTACTAACACCATAAAAACTATTTCTTTGTGGGTTTTGATAATGTTTCCATAGTCCACTGTCTTTAAAAGAGTAAAACATGTTTTTTAAACTCCTCATACTGTCAGGTATAAAAGTTTGAAAACTAACCCAACCGTTTATTCCATCATCAAAGTTTAATGTAGATTTATTTTCTTCAGAGGTAGGACTTGTATCCGCTATTTGTATAGATAATACATAATTTTTAGAGTGAGAATCCCAAGCTCCTACTAATTTATCTTTAACGTTTTTTCTAGCAAACAAAGATTTTTTACCAGTACCTAGATCTAATACTTCATCTATTACAGTTACCTTGTTACTGCTTGGATCTATGCTTGTTATGAAAGTAACTTGATTAGTAGGAAAAAGCTGAACTCTCATACCTATTTGCAAGTTATCAACACTAGCCACAGTGACTGTAAAAGTACCAGCGCCTGTTATAGTTACATTTGAACTTTGCCAAATTTTAAAATTGTTATTAATTTCAGATAAATTATCTCTAAAATAATCAGACATGCCGTATTGAGATATTTCAGTAAGACCATCTCTTGACAACCTCATAACTGCTCCTCTATCTACATCTGTAAAATATCTTCTAAAACCATAGTAGTCAAAAGACTCAGGTTGATTTGATATACCATAATCTCCTTCGTAAGGTACTACTGTTCCTATCACAGCTTGAGCAGCCGCAACCAAAGGTGTACCTTCTTGAGTATATAATGCATCTTTGTCTATTAAAACTTTATTAACCTTAGCTTGTTGAAACACGGTAAGATCGGTATCTCTAGCATGCATGAATTGTAATGGCCCACTTCTAGGATCTAATGATTTAGTTATATCATCAGCTACAGAAAAAACATTTGTATTATTTACACTTGTTCTAGAATTAAAAACTCCAGAGTAAATTAGTCCAGTACTAAAAACATCTTCGCCATCATTTTGCTCTGTTACGTAAGCTCTTGGACCTAACTCAACAGATGTGTTGTTAAAACCACCTCTTATTCTAGACTCTTCAACATACCATTCATATTTGTCTTCTAAGGTATCTGCTGTAAAAGGAAACTTTGGATATCCTAAGTGAAAGTAATTTACAGAAGGCCAGGTACCTCCTAGTTTGTAACCAGTATCAGGATCCTCTGGTGCAACCGGTGTTGGGTTTCCAGAACTATCATCTTCTACTTGACCTTGGTTTACGTTTCTTAATAAATACGTATTAAAATACGCAACTTCTACTACTGCTCCCATATTACTATTACTTAATTTTTTAACATATTACGTTGGTAAGGTTATCATAGGGTTAAAACCTCCAGTTTGGTTTGTAGGTATTTCACTTTCTGTGTTGGAAACTACAAAGTGAACATACAGAACAGAAGAAGCTCCGTAAGCTAAACCATTAGTATCTTTTAGCGATAATGTTACACGATATAATGTATGGTTTTTTGTATCATCACTTGAAGCACTTCCTGATGAAGGTTGAGGTGGTTCAGCAGGTGACTGACCTTGAGTATAGTTACCTAAAGATGCTCGCTGTGTAGCAGTGGTTCCATAATTACCTCCATCTTTCACGGCTGGAAAATAATTAGAAGTTGAATAATATAAAAAACTGCGATAATTATAAGGACCAAAAGTGTCACTAATATTATTCTCCATTTGAGGAAACACGTGTTGAAGTGTTGTACTACCTTGTGGATAAGCTCTATATTTAAAACCAAACATAGGATCACTGCCCGATCCAGTTGGGAAGTTTGGTTGGCCTGATGAGCTAAACTGAGGAGATGGATACGCTGAATAAACATTGTTTAAATCACTAAACCAATGAGCTAATCCTCTTAGTTTATGAACTAGAGTTTCAGCTGCTCCACCATAAGCTTGCTTAACTGTGTATAGTTGATTACCATTTACATCAAATTGACCGCTCAATTGATTTATAGGCCCAAGACCTTGGGTTCCAAAATCAGCTAATCTGATCAAGTTTCTAAATTTGTTTCCAGTTGTAGGAACAGGAACACCTACATAAAATACTTGATTTTGCGTTGAAGACAAACCTGTAAGGTAAGGACTTGTATTGTTTGTACCACCACCGCTTTGGCCATCACCAGCATCAGAAATTTCTATTATTCTACTATTTTTGTTCCCACCTTTATATGTTAATTGACTTAACTCTGTAGGTGTTGTAGCTGCAGAACCTTGCTCAAATGGCGTTGCAAAAGATTGCCAAGTCGGTGAGGATAAACCAGTGCTATCGATTCTACCTGTCCACCAAAACTCTAAATTTTCAATATTCCAAACTATCTCTTGTTTCATCAAAGGTCCAACAACACCTGCTTGTTGACCTACACCAGTTCCAAAACTTCCATTAAAACCATTAAGAGCAACTATAGGAAGCCAATCGTTCTGCATACCCAACGTAAGTGATGGATTTGCTTTTATAGGATCTTGGTAGGAGCCAGCATATACAGCTCTATCTCCTGACACATTTAATTCATCTCCATTGTTTACACCAAAAAAGTTAGAATCTTTATTAGGGTTGTAAGGCATGTCTGTGTTAACAGATCCTACGTCATTTAACCAAGGGCCCCATGGCCAGCTAAAACCGCCTTTACTATCGTTATTGTACTTTGCACTGTTACCATAGTATACGCTGCCGCTACTAGGTGCTGCTGTTCCATTACCTAAATTTCCTCCATTATCTTCCCAGCCAACTCCATCGTTTGATAATGCAAATTGTGTAGGAGCAATTGGTAGTGTGAATACATTAACTACATTAGCTCCTGTGTTTGGATCTACATTTCCAGCTAGAAAAGTAAAAGTATAAACGTTTACAATAGGAGAGTTACTAACAAAAGCTACATATTGATCAGCTTTTGTTTTTAATTGAAACTGATTCGACGGTAGTTTTTGTACTTCAAAAGGTATAGGGCTTCCACTAGAATCTACTAAAACTGTACCATTACCATCTTTTATCATAGTTAACTCTAGAGTAGTAGTCGCGCTGTTTAATTGAATACCACCTGCTCCTAGTGGATAAAAAGCATCTGAAACAAACTCAGATGGAGCTTGACTTTCACTGTATGAAAAGTTAATAGGTTCTAAGTCTCTAGGTGTCCAAGTATCTCCGACTGTTATACCTTGGTTTAGCTCAGCTATTTTACCACCAGTGCTTGACTCATAGTATATATCTAAATCAGAAGACATAGGTTTAATTTCCAATATGCTTAAAGGAGGTCTAGCATACCAAAGTATATTTGCGGTTGCAGAACCTGTAGTTCCGGAGTTAGGATTCCAAGGGTTTACACTTCCAGTTTGGCCAACACCACCTACTATACCCAATTTTTTACTAGTATTTATCTTAGCTATTAAAGTAGAATTTACTGTTTCAAAAGGTACTGCTGCTTCGTAATCAGTAGTTGAAGTATCAACATCACAAGTATTTCCTGGTACATTAAAAAATGGACTATAAGCGATAACACCATTTGCACTTTGATTGGCTTGTGTGTTACCCTCTTTTTCAGTAAAAGTTATCCAGTCATCACCTGCATCATCTCCTCCATCAACGCCTGGGTTTGTTCTATTGTAGTTTAGATCTGTATAAGTACCTATCAAACTAACGGTATCAGATAATGTATTAGGGTAATATTGTGTAGAAGTACCATAATCAGAGCTGTCAACCCTACCGTAAACATCTACATCAGCGGCAAACTCCCTTTGTTCCGGTCCAACATCTTGTAATTCTCTAGGTATTTTATTTATATTATCACCTATCAAAACAATATTAGCAACTTTAGTAGAAGTAACAGTAGGGAAATCGACTCCAGACCAACCAGTGGCATCTCTTTGAGCGAAGTTATTTAAAATACCAGGTAAATAAGCATTATAGTAATCTGACTTAGGTTGTTTAACAACAACTTTATAAGTATACCAACCTGTTGGATTACTTTGATTAGTCTGATATAAGCCAGCATAACCACTAACACTATATGCCTCTGGAACTGGATCTTCAAATAATACTTTTATTGAGTCACCACACCATATATCATCAACTGTTGGTCTTAAAGGTTCTCCAGAATTTCTATAATAATGAAAATATGTAGAACCTCTATACCCAGTCTCATTACTTATTAAATCGTTTTCAGAAAGTATTACATCGGATTGTCTACCGTATCTATCTACTAATACTATACCAACTTGATAAGTTCTGTTTTGTTTAACTGAACTTTGAGGATATGCTTGTTTTAAGTTAGAGTCTGTGTTTATCTCTATAGCACTGCTTTGTGGTCCTTCAAATTTATCTCCTATTTGAATACTGTAGTCCAAGTATTCAGGTCTACCTTTTCTAGCTACATAATTTCCATAGACTATTCTGTTACCAACACTTTCTTGAGCCTTAGCTCTTATAGGAACTTTGTCAGAAGTTCTAGTAGTTTCAAACTCAGGTAAACTTTTAATAGGTTTTTTAGCTACGTACTTGTATGTGTAGTTATCATCGGTTAAAAACTTACTTGATAAGTTTATAGATGGTATAGTATCTAATATTCTAATGTTAGTTCCAGAAGCATTTTTCCATAGTAATTCTATTGAATCAACATGCATAGCGCTTAACGACTCGCCCCATTTCATTGCTGTGCCGTTAACTCTATCTGGGCCAGGTATTAAAAATTCTATAGAATTAACTAAATTCTCCATTTGACTAACTAAAGTACTTTCATAAGTTTTAATAAAGTCATCGCCAACAAAGTAACCGTTTTGTTTAGGTATAAAACAAGGTTGAGTAAATGGGGATATTAAAGAGTATTCGTTGTCTGTAAACTTTATCCTGTAGGCAAACTTAACAAAGTCTTCCTTTAAAACATCTTCATCACCTTGGTAGTTAGCATCATAATCAGGGTTTGCTCCAAGAACTATTTTAGAGTCCGCAGCAAAAATACATGTCTTTGTAACTTTAAAACTAGTTGCAGTAACATTAAAAGCTAAAGTTCCTTCAGGAACATCTGAAGCTCCAGATCCAGAATCTATAACTCTAATAGCGCAGCCGTCAAACGAACTATTGAGTGGGATAGTAGAATTACTATCAACAGGAACAGCACCTGAAGTTGGGCCATAACTTGAACCGGCTGATCCATCATAGTCAGCAACTGAATTAGTAGGTAAATCTAAACTTACTCTATCTTTCATTGTACCTATTCCATCAGCGTTTATTAACATTGATCCACCTCCTGGAAATGTTTCAGTAAATTGACCACTATAATCTTTACCTGGATTTATTATTATTGCTGAACCAGTTACACTTGTAAACATAATCTGGCCATCAACACCACCACCGCTAGTTATATTACGTACACTACCTACGGTTACATTTCCAGCTGATATAGGTGTGAGTTTAGTTATAGCTCCTTTTATTACTAATTCTATTGGTTTGTAAGGATAATACTTAGCTACAGAAACTTGATCTTCATTTTGATAAAAAGGTTGAGCAGCATTAGGATATCCATTATAAGTAAGTTCGTAAGGGTTTGCCAAAGCCTTATCTACGTTTAATTTTCTAGGTTGATTCCTATCGTCAGTCCAAAAAAGTTGATTCTCTATAAGGTTTACACCTAGCATAGGGTGTGTTAAAGAAAAGTTAAGCCAACTTCCAAATACTAAAAACTTAAAACTAGAAGTAGGCATGTCATAACACACAACAGAACAAACAACACCTTGTGCAGGAGAGTTAGTGGTCCAGCTAGGATAAGATGCACAATTATTAGCTAATGAATCTACAGAACTATCTGTATAATTAGTTATAAAAGCATATATTCTTTCGTTTATATTATCAAAAAAACTTCCTATAACAGATATTCCAGAGCCAAGTAAACCAAAATTAGTTACTAAAGAATTACCAATTATGTTTTCTATAGCTCCAACATCTGGCCCTTCGGACTTATTTATATTAATATTCTGAGCATCTCTGTATTCTCCATTTGGAACAAGTCTAGCATCTAGATCTTTGTTCATTTTAGATTTTAAAAAAGTATTTTTAATATCAGCCATAGTTAATGTTTAATCCATTTTGATTTTCCTCTCATAACCTGAGTGAACTGAGTAGATTTTAAATTACTTAATCTTATTTTAGCATTTCTTAACTTAGCTCTTCTATCTTTCTTATACCTGTTTATGATATACTCAGGTATATTAGCTCTAGTTGCTAGCATAGAATAAGCTATGTGAGTATATAAAGCATCTTCAGCCATTTTAGGAACTCTACTGTCCATATCATAAGCTAGTCCATCAGATATATATTCTATTATAATTAACTGATTTACTAAGTCACTTGAAAAACTAAACTTACCCTCTCTCTCGTCTATAGTAAACCAACCATTAATATTAGTATCTTCAGGTAATAATCCATATCTCTGTCCCCAAGCAGCATCCCACCAAGTCCAGTTATATACATTAGCATTATAACTTTGCATACTTATTTCACCTGTTATGTCTTCTGTATTTACATTTTTCCATCTTTCGTTTGTAATGGACTGAGCAGACTCTAAATTTTCTCCATAACTATCTTGTGCTGGCTCACCGCTTTCATCTTGTATCAATGGTTGTGTTGGATTACTTGTCAGTCTAGTTGGATATATAGGATGTTTTACACCAAAACCATCAACCCAAGAAAGTTGCACGTAATTAACATAATCTTGAGGTAAAGGTAAAGACAAGCTATTAGGTATAGTTAACTCTTGTTGATTAACACTTTTTAAAGTGTCATAACTAAATTCTTGCAAGCCTCTTTTAGCATGAAATATTATATCAGACTTTCTACACCTAGGTATTAATTTATCCATACCAACATAAGATACCATAAAGTTATTAACTATATCTTTTAAACTTATATAAGAATAACTACCATAATTATCCCATACAGATTGTGAGTTTAATCTAACATAAAAAATCTGATTAGTAGGAATAACAACATTAAGCAATATAATTGATTGAACTTGTGTTTGTGGATCTGATTTTACACCATAGTCAGAAGAAGGTATTTCAGTAGTACCATCTTGTTTAAATATTTTAAAATTATTTGTAGTTGTAGAACTATTAAATATAAGTGGCGTCATTGATAAAGGCCACGCAACTATTTGCTGAGCAGTACCAGTGCCATAGTACTGTTGCTCTCCAGTGTAGTATTGAGCGTTAGTTTCTTTTATTAAACCCATAATTTATTATCTTTTTTCGTTAGCATTGTCTTGAGATAATTCTTTTGAAGCTGCTTGAATTATCGATGGATCTCTTATAACAACACCAGAGTATTGTAATATTTTCAACACACATTCAGTTTGTTGGCTATCACTTATTTCAAAGTCTTGTGAAAAAGCGCTTGACTTGATAACACCATTTGAATCTAAACGTATAAGCAAGTCTTGAGAAGAAGAACTACCTAAGACACTTGCGGATATAGTTATTGTGTCTCCTATTTCAAAACTTTGACCAGGTGTAGATTGAATAGAAGTAACACCACCTGCACCTATTACTACAGTTATAGTAGCGTTAGATCCATTACCGCTGGTGTTCCAACCAAAGGTGGATCCAACTGTGCCTGTGTATGTACCTTGCAATGCAGGACCACCTACTTGTGTTTCCATTTGAGGAAGTAGATTAGTTACTAAACCATACATTGGTGTAGGATCATAAACATACTGGCCTTGAGACCCTGTGTTGTATCCCCATTTAACATCTTTTGGTTTTCTAATATAACTAAAGCTAACATCATTTTCTTTTTCGTTGGCCACTGGTAATAATGGGTATACACTTAGTTTATCTTGAGAGTATTTAGCTATCGGAAAATCATCTGATGGTTCTAATAAAGGGGATAAGTTTTGTTGTGCAAATTCTCTAGAACTTACTATCTCTATTTCTGGATTATTTCTACCTCTATTCCAAAATGCAGCACCAAATCTATAAAGATCTACTGGCTGTGTGTATACATTTCCTGAAACTTTAGACGCATCTTCAAACTTTTTAAATAGTTCGATTTCTTCAGAAACGTGATCTAGCCTTGAGGCAAATTCAATATCTGTCTTTGGCATTCGTATATACTGATTGTAGTCTTCAAAGAAGTTTTCAAATATTTCTAATTGAACTTGAGTAGCTAATTGATTAAACTCGTAAGGTGTTAAATAACCTCTTTGCTCTTTATTCAAAAGACTTAGGACAGTTGTGTATACAGTATTTACGTTTATTCCCATTTTAATATTTTTAAAAAAAAAGGTGGCGGAAAGCCACCCTTTTTATAATCACTTGTTATTTAAGTTTTTTATCTATAGATTTATAAACTGCAACTCCTTCGTCAGTTTTTAACCAAGCGGCAAAAGCTGAGTAAGGGCTTTCATCGAAAGGAACTTGCATAAGCTTCTTGCTATTACTAGCCCAAGTAAATGTTCTTTGATCTTGTGATAATTTTATTATATTGTTTTCAACAGCGTTTATAGCAAAGTTTCTTAATACAACATTTTCATCCTCTGATAGATCTAAGAACAAAACTGGTTGTTCTTTAGCAAATAACATTAAGTCTCGTCTAAGTTCTTTAGAATCCATCTCTGCAACTCTTGAACCTTTTTCAGTTCGCATTATAGCTTCAGCTTGATCAATGTCCATATTTTTAGCAATGTTTAAAGCTTCTAACTGACAATTGATAAAACCTAATTGATCTATAGCTTCTTCAGTTCTATCATACTCCGTGAATATCTTATCCATGTGAGGGTGGTGAGCTAAAAACTCTTGTAAACTTCTTTTTGTTTTTGGCACAAACAAATGTCCCTTTTCAAAAACTATATGAGAAAGAGTTGAAGATCCTTTTTGTTCATCAACAAATATAGACTTTTGATTAGTAGCATATCTTAACTCTCTTTCATAACCTTTTCCTGGATCAAACCAGACTAACGGATACCTTCTACTGTGTTTAGATGGTAGCGTGTAAGTTAGTGGTTGAGAATTATTTAATAAGTAGTAATTTCTATCTTTAAATTCCCATTCTTTTTCCGATTTAACCGGTAATTTTGTTTCTTCTTTCATAATATAATATAATATAATAATTAAAAAAGACCCCGCCTAAGCGGGATCTTGTTGTTTTTTTTTATGTGATTGTAACACTATCGATAGTAACTACAACCGATTCGGGACCACCACCAGATTGAAATTGTAACATTTCGCCAATTCCAGCTGCGTTGTTACCCATTTGACCAGAGATTCCAGCAAAATCGGAACCTTTACTAGCAGCAGCAATAGCAGTGTCCCAAAAATACTTCTGTATAGAAGGAACAGCACTATCAACTATGCCTGCTGTTAATGTCAAAGCAGCAGTAACACCACTAACTGTTTTTATAGTAACTGTAGTAGCTACTGCAGTTGTAGCACCTGTCTGTGCAGTTGCTATAGATTTGATGTCAGCACCAATGTAAAAATCTTGGATTTCAACAGGGCTTGCAGAACCATCTTTTCTTTTTATGTTTATATATGAACTCATGTTTTATATTTTTAAAAATTAATAAATATTATGCTCCTTTAAATAACACGAAGTTATTAGCAGCTTGAGTTACTAAACATCTTTCAGATAGGAAGTGTACTTCCATAGCATCTAAAGAAGAAGTGTACGCTCCGCCAACTGATCCAGTTAACCAAGACTTCATTCTTCTATCTTCAGTTTCAGAAGCTCTATATCTTACGTGTAAGAAAGGACGTCTGATGTTAGATCCTAACATTTGGTCATACACTGTAGATGTTCCAGCAGGTACCATAACACCATCAATAGCGCTAGATAAACCTCTAGTAGAAGCATCGTTTAAGTATTTCCAGTCTGTTTTGTAGAAGTCATAAGAACCTCTTCTAAAACCAGAAAAACCAAAGTTAAGTGCCATTTCAGCTTCATTGTCAAAAAGACCGTAAGAAGCAGACTGAGTAGAAGCATAACCACCACCAGCCATAGCCGCAACCATGTCATCAAAATCTAAAGCAGTGTGTCTAGCTAAGAAAAGCATGTTTTCTTCAATAGCACCTTGCTTGTCTAATTGCTTAAGTATTTCGTCAAAATCAGCTAAAGCACCTGAACCAGGAGCAGAAGCGCCTGCAAATCCAGAGTAAACATTTCCTCTTTCTTCAATCGCAGCAAATAAACCTTCTGTACCTTTTACTTTTTGATCACCAGCAGCATATGCAGATCCATCAAAAGTAAAGTTGTAGTCAGCTAATTCACCTTCAACCATAGCCATTTCTAAGTAATCTTCAAACCTTAGTCTTGTTTCAGACTCAGCTTTTAGATACCAAAGATAACCTGATTGTCCAGCTTCAGTAGCTATTTCAACCCAACCGATTTGAGCAGTGTCAGATCCATTGATCTCGTACTTATCTTTTATGATGATTGGAGAGTTGTGATACTCAGTGAAAGATGGCTCAATAGAACCTAACATTCCTTCAGTACCTTTTCCAAAATCAGCACCATAAACAAACACGTTAACTCCCTTAGCAGAAGTTGGTAAAGAACCACTCCAAGCATTAGAATCATAAGGAGCAACATCCATTGCAGTAGCAGTGATGCCTCCAGTTACTAATACTTTTTGTGTTACTAAACCTGTAGCGTTGTCAGCAACTAAAAGTGTTTGTCCAACTCTAATAGCATGCTTAGAAGTGCCTGTTCCAGTTAAATCAATAGTAAGTACAGTCGCTCCAGCACCACCTGAAATTTGTGCGTTTTGATAAGCTACGTGTAATCTATTTTGTTCAGACCAAATTACTTGATCAGATGTCATTGGCATCTCAGCGCCAACCATTCTTAGGAATCCAGATAATGTTCTGTTTCCATATCTCTCAACTTCTTGTTCGTAAAGTTCTGGTAAATATTGCTGTGCAAATGTTCCACCACCTGTTGAATCGTCAAACGAGAGATAATTTTCTCTTAATACCATTCTTTTTTGCGATGGTACTAAACTCGCGGGGACAGCCCCTCCTGATAAACTCATGTTTTATTTTTTATGTTGTTTTCTTTTTAATTTTCAACTTAGAACTATCAACACCTGATATAGCTTTAACTTTCCAACCATTTAAATATACACTACCATCATCTACTTTTCTAGGTTCTGGAGATATATTTTTAGACTTAGCCTCAAGGTTTTTTAAAGCATCAACTTTACCTTGCTCATAAAAATGTTCTGCAATAGTGTCAACATTGTTAGCAGCATAAATTGCTTTATGATAATCTGTTAAATTGTCGACTGATCCATCTTCGTTTAGAAACTTTCCAACGAAGTTGTTAATGTTAGATTGTTCTTCTGCAGTTTTGTTTGGATTGTTTATATTATACTTAAACTTTTTTTCTCCAACATTGAAATCAAAACCTTTGAAATCTTGGTTAAAATAGTTGTTTGTATTATTAACAAAATCCGAGTGATGAGCTTTCATTGTCTCTTGTTCTTTGTTGTATCTATTGAAAAAGTCAACAGCTTTTGACATTTCAGGATTAACGGTGGAATTCAACTTGACTTCGTCGTAATATTTATCCTTTAAATTGTTCAAAAAACCTTTGGCTTTTGCAACTTCTTCTTTTCGCGCAAGATCTCTTTTGCGCTTTAACTTGTCTTCGTCGTCATCTAAATATGAATAGTTTTCAGTTATTAAGAAATCAACTTCTTCACTATTTAAATGAGGTTTCGTAGACTTGTAAAATTCTTTTAAAAGCGAAACGTCGTCTACGTTGGAATAATCGTAGTTTAGTCTCACATAATCCTCCATAGATCCACCTGTATCGTTCATAAACGAAACTAATTTATCTACGTTTTCTGGTAACTTTTTTTCTTGCTTAATAATAGGTTTTGGTGTATCGTCTTTAGTAGAGTCATTTTGATTTAAAACAGTTACTTCTTCTTTTACTTCCTCTTGTAAAGATCCCACTTCTTGCAATCCCACTTTATTCTCTTCTTGTTTCTCTTCGCTTTGCTCATTAGACTGTAACACAACCTTCGTTGTTTCTGACTCTTGAACGGCATCTTCTTTTTCTTTATCTAATTTAACTTTAAACACTTCATCATTGCTTCTCTTTAATGAAGGTTTTTTTACTTTTATTTTAAGACTTTCTTGTTCTTCTTTTGTTGTTGACATAATATAATATAATAATTAATAATTAAATTCCGAAACCTGTATCAGGCTCTGCCTGGGATTCAAAATTTGTTGGCATGCTATCATTTTGTCTTTGATTAATCATTTGACTTTGTTGAGTAGCTTGTATTCTTGTTCTTTCGTCTTTACGATCTTCTATATCTTTTTCTTTAGCATTCATTCTATCCATATCCATTTGCTTGAGTTGTTGATCATAACCAAACTTAACTTCCATCATTTGCTGATCCAACTGGCTTTCAAGTTGCATTTGCTGTTGTTTCATTTGATTCTTAGCTTCTTCAACTTGTATTTCTGTTTGAGCTAAAGCTTGTTGTTTTTGCATCTCAGCTTGAGCAGAGGCTCTAGTTTGCTCTGCGTTTGCCTGAGCTTGTGCTTGTATATTAGCCTGTGCAGCAGCTTGATCAAATTTTTGTTTCTTTTTTCTTCTTTGCTTTAACATAGAATTTGCTAACTGTAAGTTTCTAACTTCTCTAATGTCTATAGCATCTTCTAAGTTTATCTGCTGTTGTTGTAAAGCCATTTGTATGTTCTGTTCTAATAAAGCTTTTTCTTCTTCATCTGGCTCTAACTGTAAGAATATTCCAAAGTTTTGAGATCTACTTTGTCTCATCTCTTCTAATGTCTTTACATTAAATACTGATATACTTTTTTCTAAAGAACTTCTAGTTAATGGAAAGTTTAAACTATCTATAACTTTTAAAGATATATTTTCACAAGCTTTTATAGTTAAATAAAGACTTGATTGCAATATGTGTCTAGTAGCAACATTAGAATTAGCCGCTGCTATTTTTTGTAAACCAACTAAAGATTGCTTATCAGGCATTGAACCATCTCTAGCTTCATTTAGTCCTGTTACGTCTCTTATCATTTGTAGATAGTACTGATAAGTTCCTATTAATGATTGTATTTTTCCTTGACCGTTAGACGTTTGTAGTTCTTGTATTGGTATTTTACCATGATTTAAATCACCATCTTGAGTCATGGATCTACCAACTATACTACCAGTTTGAAAATACATATTTAAAGCTTCTGCTGGGTTATAATTAGTTCCATTACCTAAGTCAACCTCTGCTAAACCATCTACATCTAAATATACACCATCAGGAACCATTCTAGATAACACTTGCTGTATCTTTAAATGAGTTAATTGTATCATGTCCGCAAATCCAGTTATTCTATTAACTAAAGAATCTATTCTGCCTTTGTACATTCTAGGAGCACATATACTATAGTTCATGTTTACTTTAGTAGTATCAGCTTCTGGTCTTGTCATGTTTTCAGCAAGCTTCCAGTCTAACATCATTGGATGACCTAAAATTTTAGCTCCTGTATAAAGAACTTCTATTGATCTAGAAACTCTAGAAAAATTGTCATTTGGTGGTGGATTGAAAAAGTCAGGCTTTTCTATTGCTTTTTCTAAACCAGTGGCTGTTTCTTTTATTTTAAAAACTTGGTTACCATAAGTTTTGTATTCAAAATACAATACTTGAACGGTTTGATCATCATTTCTTCCATTCCAGTTTCTCAAGTACTCTGCGTTACCAGGATATTTTTGCACTTCTTGCATTTCAGAATCAGTCAACCAAGGAAACTCAACCTTTAAATCAGCTATAGCAACTGGTCTAACTTCGCCAACATAATAAATATCTTCAAAATTAGGGTCTTCAGTATATGAGTAAACTACATTAGATGGATCCACGTACTTTACTTTAATACCTTCGGCTTTGTTCCATTGGGTTTTTACACACGCTATACCTAAAACTGTTAAGTCATAATTTAATCTTCTATTTATTAAATCGTATTTATTAGAATCTAGAACTTGATTAATCAATTCTTCCTGAGCCACTTCTAATGACTGTTTGTAATCTAACTGTAAATGAAGACGTATATCGTCTTCAGATTGAATGTCTAAGTCTTTTGCTTTTTGATCTCTAAAAGAAAGTCCAGTTTCTTTCTCCATAGTTTCTCTCAGCTCTCTTTGCTTTAAATCATTGTCTAATTTAGCAGCGTATTCAGTCCTCTGCTTCATAGCGGTTGGATCTTGAGCGTAAGCAGAAAGAGTATAATTTCTACTTGATATACCATTAACAACTATGTCTACAAATTTAGATATTACAGGTACTGGTTGCCAATCTAAGTTTAAATAAGACAAGTCACCATCTATAGCTAATTCATCTTTGTATTTTTGAACAGGTTGTTCTCCTCTAGCGTATAATCTTAGTCTATGGTAATTATTATAGTTTGTAGCAAACTTGTAACCGCCACCTCTATAGTTTCTAAACCATTCACCCTCTATGGCTCTACCTACTTTAAGTCCATATTCTAAACTTTGTTTTACTTCTTCTGGTACTATTTGATCCGGAAAAGAACTGTTGCTGTTAGTAGTTATTTGCATTTATCTTATTATTTTTGATATTGAACCCTCGTTGTCATATTTTTTAAAGCCTAAATTAACTTTCTTAACAGATCTTTCTGCCGTTGGTCTATATTTGTTTTTATTACAAGCCATTATCGCCAATCCAGAACTTATAGAAGCATCATGCTTCGTTCTGTTATTTATGTTAAACTGAGCCCAATCTTCTAGTGTCTTTTGGAAATACATGTCACCATTAACACTTTCTATATGTCCCACATAATTTTCTATATAACTTTCTATAGCCGAAGCGTGAGCTTGTTTTATATCTTCACTTGAGTTTGGAATACCACCTATTTCTTTTTCTGTTACAGAAAGTTTGTTCCAAATTCTATCTGGTCTATTCATACTAAAACCTCTATAACCTCTACGTTTTAAATAGTATAATAATCTAGGTTTGTTGTTTTCAGCGAGTATAGGCATTCCATAAAAAACCAAAGCCATTAAAACTTCTTCAAAAAATATGTCAGCAGTTTGTGGTCTTGATATGTACTCTAAAAAAAAATGATTAGCTGGAGCTTCAGACATTGAAAATTTAGTTAATCCATGTAGTGATCCATTAGACCCTTTACCGTCGACAGTACCACTAATATCATAAGAGTCACAACCAAATGCTCCGATATGATCATTTCCAGGGTATTTAAATCCATTTTTTAATATTATATTATTTTGTAATTTTCTATCTGGTATCCAACTAATTAAAAATCTACCATTTCTATTTGGATTAAACAGAACTCTAGAATCTTTTACACCGTTTTCCCACATAAAGCTTCCTTGAGTAACCTGAGTAGCATTATTGAAAGTTTCATTAATATCTATTTGCTGGTATATTTTAGTTAAATTAAATAAACTATCTTTAGCTTCATCTCTAAAAGCGTGCTTTTCAGTTCTTGGAAACTGTCTATAGTATTCATTTAAACTATCTTGATCATCTTTTAATCCTTCAACTTCATTTTCCCAGTGTTCGATGACTCCTTTTTCAATTGGCAAATTGTCAATTCCGATTGTTTTATTTTTTGGCGTAGTGAATACAGGTGATCCAAAAGTATCCATGAATCCTTCGTAGTTCCACTCCATAGGGATGAAAAGAGAATAGAGTCCGCTAGCTGTTTGTCCGTTTCTATTTCTTTTCTCAACATCTGAAGAGTAGTATAATTTTTTGAAATTGTTTCCACCTTTGTCTAATGCGTTTGAAGTTGAGCCCATCATACACTTACCTACGATTCTACGTCCTAGTCTTAATGTAGTTTTTGTAACTCTCCAGTTATTTAATATATTATCAGGTCTTTCCCATTTACCACTTTCATCATGAGCTAGTATCTTTAGCTTTTCACCATCGTAAGAGTTATCGCCTGTGTTTTTCCAATCAATAGTTGTATCTAAACCCTTTAACTCTTCTAGTTTTACATTGTCATCTAATTTACGTCTAGTAAGTTTTGAAGCTGGGACTCTATACGCCAGTTCGGTTTTTGGACGATCCATACCATCTTGGATGGGTTTGAAAAAAAACGGATAGTTAACGGATATTGGTACAACTTTGTCTGTGAACATTTTTTTAGCATCTGCTCCAGATTTTGAAAGGATACCGAATCTGGCATCTGAAGATATAGTTGCTTGATTAACAAGCTCTGCTGATGACATAAAGGAGAAACCAGACCGTCTGTTTTTAAGATAACACATTCCATAACATCTGCTATCGGCCTTACACGCTTCCCAAAATATAAAGAAGAGTCTGTTTGACTCTCTATAATCGGCAGCTCCGACATCGATTTTTGACCACTGCAAATACATGTAATGAGTACCAGTGATGTAAGTAGGCACACCGTTATTATAAAACCAGTAGCCATCTGACCTATGTTTAAATTCTTCATCTATATAATCGTACCATTTTTCTTTAAAATCTGTAGGATACTCTTCCCAATCAAACCTAGTTTTTATTTTAGCTAATTCTTTTGGGTATTCTTGTTTTTCCCAACGCTGTTCCTCTTTGACTTCGCTTCGTTTAAAAGGTTTGTCTGCTTTTGGTAAAGCAATACGGAGGTTTTGAATTTCAATGATCTGTCCAATTTGTCCAGTTTTACTGATTACTATAAAATCATAATCTTCATTGTAACCATATTCCCATTTTTTATATCTATTTTGTTTAGATAGTATTTTAGGATTTACAATGTCTTTAATTTCTTTCCAAAGAGTTTGTTTATAAATCATTTACTCCTCCCCTCAGCAAACTTAAAAACCCTTTCTTCTTTTTTCTCCTTAGGTTTTTCGTTAAGCATTTCTTCTTCTTGCTGTATACGAGTTAATATTTCAAAAGCATCCATTATAGCTAGTTTTTTAGTGGCGGCAGCGTTTTTAAGTCTGTCAGCACTTACATCATCGTCTGAGTCTACAATCTTTTCTTTAGCCACCTTGATTAGCTCCTCAATAGCTTTTTGCCCAGCTTGGATTATTTTCTTTTTCGTTTCCTTCGTGTTCATGAGTTACGGCTATATCATTAGATTTCATACAATAAAGGCGTTCGCCTTCTATAATAAACTCAAACTCTGAGTTTGGAGTGAATATAACAAGCGCTCCAGGTTTTAATCCTACAGCTTCTAAGGACTTATTAGAATATTTTAATATACCAAAGTATTCTTTTTCTTTCTTGTTGTATAAGTCATTTATTTCTTTTATAGGCTTTACAAAGCAATATTCTAAATTACATTTGTTATTATACATATATATTTGATCCATTGAACAAAAGTATAAGTCATCTTTAAAGTAAGTTGAACTATTTCTTTCCTTACCTTTTTGATCATACCATCTTCTAAAAATATTATGATGTACATAAACCTCATCTCCAGATTTTATATTAGTATTGTAAGCTGCAGGTGTTGATACAACTACAGCTTTTTTACTAACAAACTTATGATCTTCAATATTAGAGTTTACTATTAACTCTTTATCATCTATTTTAACCTTATTACTATACCTTGATTCTTTTGGTTTAATAATAAACTGGTATAAACTATTCATTAATATTTTAGATCAAATTCTACAGCTATAGCCATTTGGCTATTGAATCTTTTCCATGGTAGTATTTCATCATTCTTTTTAATGTAAATTGAGTACTCTCCATTTGATTCATCGCTTATTATGTCGCATATTATATGACCTCCATAAACTTCTTGACCTAAAGAATAATGCATAGCATCATTTTTATAATCAGATCCAATACTAATTTTTCTTATGTTAGACATCTTCAGTTTGTAACTCTTCTTTTTCAATTTCAGTATACTCTCCTGTTTCTAAATCAATATTTACAGATCCGTATTCTTTCTCTAACTCTTTTTTGTAACTTTCTACTTCCATATTTACACTAGCTAAGTCATGTAATAAGCTGTGTTTTTTAGTTTCTATATATCCAACCTCTGAAATTATTCCAGCTAAAGTTTCTTGCTGTTTTTTTATTTTATCTAACTGTTCTTCTTTAATTTTTTTCATTTAATTTTATTTAATTGTAATTATAACGTAACTACCATAGGTAGAAACTTTTGTATTCTCTTATAAAAATCACTTGCTTTTGTGAAAGTTTCCAATTCCCACATAGTTCTTACGCTTTCTATATCTTTTGTAGCGCCAAATTGCCTAACCTCTCTATCTGTAATGATAAGGTTTAACGCTTTTTTTACTTTAAAACCTATATAAAAAATAGGAGTTTCTAACTGGCTCTCATTGAAATGTAAATTCTCGTATTCGGTTTCAAAGTCCATCATATACCTCCTCCGTCTTGTAATGTCCAACCCAAGCCAGGAACACCAGCATTAGTTAAAGTTATTAAATAGTCTCTACTGGTTAATCCGTTTGGCAAAGTATTTAATCCTGCTATAAAATAATTTGTAACTCCCCAATAACCTATAGTGTTAAAAGTCATTAAAATGTTTTGTGGTACAGGTAATCCTGCTTGTTGCCTGTTGTAGTAGTATAAAGCCCACGAGTTTAAAGTGTCTGTATATTTTTGTGTATCAAATTTCCATTGATATTGAAATCTTTCACCGTCTGTTATCAAAGGCATTTCCATCCAGTCCATACCATAAGAATAATTTTGAGTCTTATCAAAAAATCTATTTACTGTTGTAACTTTTTCTAAATTAAAATGTGATATATCTTGGTTAAAATAAACATTATAATATACAAATTGACTAATTATTTCAACATTGCTAGTATCCCAATTACTTAATGATTGATTAAATCTAGTTCCTCCAGCACCTCCAAAGATTTCATGAAGACTTGTAACGCTACTTAAGTTCCATTTAGTAGAATCGTTTACTAACGTGTCGTTAAATTGACTATCTCTGAACATTCTACTTAAACTAACATCAACATTAGGATCCGTACATATAGTCCAATTACCTATAATAGGTTTACAATCATCAGGTCCAGTGTTAAATTGAGCACTATTAAAACAAAAATCAAAATCTATAACATTTGAAACATCCCAACCGTTTAGTGTTTGAACTGATCCAAAGTCTCCTCTCCAGTCTAAACCTCTTCTTTCAGTTGGCCCTGCGTATCGATTAAAAGGTCTACCAGAAAAAGTTGATCTCATTGTTATATTAGGTGTGTTTCCTAATATCCAGTTATCTACACTTGTTGGAGAGCATATAAACGCACTTGCAAAAGTAAGATCAAAGTCCGTAATATTAGTAGCTGTATGACCATCTAAATTGGCATTAACGGTTGCATCAAAACAAGTTCCGTTAAATAAAGCTCTAAGAGAAGTTTTATTAGTATTAAAATCCCAACCTAAAAAATCAGTTTTTAAACCATCATCAGTGTATTGATAACCTCCAGTTCTTCTGTTGTCTCCACCGTAATAGCTACCAACCCAAGAAAACATCCCTTCAAGTTCATTTATTTTAACAGAGGTATTATCCCAATCTTCTAAACTTAATTTCCACTTCCTACAATAGTAAAACATTTGCTTAGTGTTTAAAAAATTAATGTTAGACAAGTACAAGTCTTGCTTCCATAATTCTATATCTACTATTTCTTCACAGTAGTAAAACATATTCTCAAATGTCAAATCTCCCGAATGGTTTTTACCAGGTTTCCAATCTTTTAGATCATCACCACCATTTTTCCACAATCTACAATATTCAAACATTGATTTAAAATTATCAACGTAAGAAACATCCCAGTCAGCTACACTGTCATTCCACCATCTAAGTCTATAAAAACATCTTTCTAAACTTGTTAATGTTTGAGGAATAACCCAATTATTAATATTAGGTATAGATGTAAAATAATTCTCATCACACCATTCATAAAGACCATCAGATTCAAAGTCATCAGCAAAAGTTGGTGTATCAATAGTAGTTAAAGGTATACCAGGAAGCTGTGTATCTCCCGTGGGATTACCTAAGTTTCTACATTGTTTAAATGTTTGTTTTAAACTTTTAAATTCTAAATCACCCCACTGTATTATATCTAATAAATAGTTTTTACTAGGCCATTCCAAGTAAAAGTAAGGGCAATTTCCTGATACTTTTATTTCAAAATCCCCAACACTACTATAAGTATGTATAGCAGAACCCGTGTAAGAACTTACATTACCATCTCCCCAGTCTACAGTGTAATCATATGTATAAGCTGGATCTGTAGTTAACTCCATTGGTGGTAAACCAATATTTGTACCTGTGTTTATCTTAAGTATAAGAGGTTTAAAGCCTGAGGAGTTATTACGGTTTTTATAATATATAACTGGTAGTGCGTTGCCTAAAAGCATTTTACACTCTTGGGGGTGCTACGAATACTACAAATCTATTATTAGCAAATGTACTACCTGTAGCTGCTCCTATATATCTAGCAGTAGATGTATTATTTGTTGCTTGTTCAAAGTTTGTACTATCTAAATATATTCCAGCTCCTGGAGTAGTATTGGTAATTGTTTGAGATTGGCTTGAAGTTATTTGAAGTTCAAAGTCACTTTGAGGAGCACCATCACTTACAAAGTTAAATTGAGCAAATCGTTGCCCTAAATCAATAACATCATTTACTTGAGGTCCAGTTTGACCACCACTAGTTCTTCCAGGTTCATCGGGAAAAATATTTCCACTTGCATATGGACCTCCAGCTACAAGAGAACTACCTAAAAATGATGTATTAGGTTGTAAAAACCCATTAAAGTTTGAAGTGGAAGATGTTCCTGTTACACCTTGTAATTGAGCAGGTGTTACACTATTAGCGGTTGAACCTACTAGTACTTCTAATCTGTCTCTTAGTCTCCATTGAAATGAGCTATTCCTTTCAAAATCAAAACTTATCATTTTCATTATAACAGTATTTCCAGCTCCGGCGTCAAGTACTACTGATGAAACTTGATTATTTCCAGCGTCTCCAGTACCTGATCCACCACTATCAAATAAAGTGATATATTCATCTGCGCCAGTTGGTAATGTAGCTGTCGTAGTTACATTAGTTCCAGTAGGAAAATTAATAGTGTTAGTTTCATTTAAAAAATCACCTGACACTGAATACGCTCCAGATACAGTGGCATATCCATATATTAAAACTTTACCTGTGCTACCTGAATTTATGTCTTCAATTGCTACACCAATTATTTCGCTTTGACCAGGTAGTGATCCAGGTATGTTAGCTCTAACAGTTCCATTAGAATAATCCCATATTACTATTTCTCCATTACTAATGTTAGCTGCTGCAGTAACTGTTACCGCGCTTCCATATTGATTTTGAGTAGATTGAGTTATATCAGCTGGAGTTGATACATTAACACCACTAAAATCAATACCTCCACCTGTAGGAGTATCTATCCAAGATAAGTTTCCTGAAGAGTTAGATTCAAGTATTTGGTTATTAGCTGGAGTATCACCTGGAAGTGTTACAGTGTAAGAATCATTTGGAGCGGTTGGCACAGTAATCGTTACACCTTCGTCTGTTGGAGCAAATAAACCAATAAATCCGCTTTCAGTTGCACCACCGTATAGGTTTACTTCACCCTTAGTTGAGCCTACGTCACCTAGTGATAATCTGTTTCTAGTATCGCCTACGGTAGGTACTTGAAATTGATAAGTAAATCCACTATCACCACCGAAAACCCCAGTTGAGGTTTGATATTGTACTGATTGATTATTTCCACCTGGTGAAAAAGAAGCAGGTGTATTTATCCAAGATAGAGCTCCATTAGTATCTGATTCAAGTATTTTATTAGCTGGTGTAGTTCCATCACCTGGTGGAGTATTAGGTAATATAAGACCATAACTAACAGCTCCCGAATTATTAGGACCTATTATATCAACATACCTATCATTGTCGTAATCCCAATATCTAGTTCTACCCGCAAATTGTGTTCCATTTCCGGTTAATGCTAAAGCATGATCAATAGTTTGAGCTACAGTGACTCCTGTTTTCTTTAGTTCAACTTCACCAGAAGTTCCACATAATATAGCTTGAGTATTATCTGTTGTTACTTCAAATTTTCCCTCGTCAGTAAAACCTATAAAAGTATCTTCTGGATTTTCTTGATGAGATATATATTTTTTTATCTGAACATCAGAAGAAAAAAGAGTTATTTTAGGATCCGCACCTGTGCTATCTTGAAATATAGCAGAATCTCCAAGTTCTCCAGTTCCGTTAAATATAGGTAATTTTAAATTAGTTCCAGAACCAGTTATTGGACTATCCCAACCTAATGTAACGTTATTTGTGTTGAAAACACCACTGGCTTTTAAGTACTGTCCTGTCGAAGGAAGAGCGCTTGGTAATATTAAAGTTTGATCAACACCAGAACTGCTAGTTGTTATAGTAAATTCTTTAGGGGTGTTAGTTGTATCACCAAATTTAAAAATAAATTTAGGTTGCTCGTTTCCAGCTATGTAGTTTCCATTTAATATTAGGTTACCGACATCGTACTGATTTCCACCTGGAACACCTAATTGTAATGAAGCTGAAGTAGATTGACTACTATTTGCGCTGTAGTATTGAAAACCTTCTGCACCAGCTAACGTGTTACTAGGATTTCCAACGCCGTAGAAAGCTACTCTACTATTTATATTTCCCGCATTATTAGTACCTATACCACTTAAACTTTCGTTAACTACACTTTGAGCTAAAAGAGATCCTGTTATTTTAACGTTTCCTGACCCAGTGTAACCAGCTAAGCCTGTTATGTTTCTTACGTCAGATGTTTCTGGCACGAATACCGAATCATCACTTATTTTTGCATTTGCCATTTTATAATTTTTATTCTAATTCTATTTTGCCACCATCTTCTAAGAGTACAATATCATTTATGTCTGACTGTAAAGCCATAAAATTACCGGTTACAGGAGGAACTGGTGATGATAAATTCCTATAACCCTGCATTGGTATTACGTAACCTACACCTAACCACATTTTAAAACAATGCTAATAAAGCTCCGGCGCTAGTAGTAGCAGTTCCTGAGCTATTTGTTCCGTAAACTTTTAAAACAAGTATTGGTAAAAATGAACCTGCAGGTAAATTCTCAAAAAGAACTCTTTCTCCACTTTCCATTTCAACGTCTAAATTTCCTTGTGTACCTACATATATGCATGCTCCTCTATTAAGAGTGTGATATTGAATAACGTCATTGCTACCTGGATTTTGTGGAACGTTAGATTGAAGCACATCGATAAAAGAATCATTACCAGATGTTGGAACAGTTAAAGATTTAGCTGAATGAGCAAACACTCTAGGCTGAGCCTGCATGTTACCTTCAAGGCCACCTAAATCTACATTATATTTTTGATATGTTGCCATTGTTTATTTTTTTATTTTTGTTATTTTTTCAGCACCTCTAGATCCAAAGTATGCTACGTAAACTGTTATTAGTAAAGCTTCTAGTAAAGAAACCCAACCTGTTTTTATTTCTAATAGTACAGTTGAATCTAATACTATAAATATTGTCATGGCTAAAGTAAGATATATGAGCGTCATGGGTCTAGTGTTCTTACTTAACCATGAGTCACTTTTCATATCACTAGCCCATCTGCTAGAAATGTTGTTCATCTCTGCTATATCTTGATCTAAAAGTTTTAAAGCCATTTCTTTGTCTGCAGCTTTAATACTTTTATCACTTGTAATAAGATTTTTTACTATACCTAAACCTCCTTGATCAGGTAAAAACTCTCCAAGCTGCGAAACAAGTTTAGGAGCTTTTTCAGTTAAAAAAGCCCCTACTTTTGTTTCTTTGAATTTTTTCTTATCGGCGTTTCTTTTACCCATTGCGCGTTTCTAAAATTATAATCATAACCAGGATACATTACTTTGGCATAACCGTTATTATCTACACCTAAAACTTTAAAGTCAACTCCTTTCATTGTAATATCCCCACCAGGTATTATATTAGTGGGGTTATTAACATCTTTAGAATTTCTTTTATATCCGTCTGTAGACTTATTCATTTATTTTCCTTTTTTTTTATTTTTTCTATCACCAGGAAAACCAGAAAAAGGATTTGACTTATTTTTTTTACCTTTTTTTACTTTTTTACCTTTATCAGGGTTTTGATCTTGTCTAAAACTAGATAGCTGTTGTTGTCTTCTAAATCTTTTAGCAGCTTCAGCTTGATCCTTATTATAAGCATCTGTTTCTATTATAGTTTTTTTATTCTCTACGTCAATAGCGTTGTTTGCGGTAATAACGTTAGCTTTAGCTTCGGTGTTTTTAGTTCTAATAGCTTCGTTATCTTTTGCTATCTCCATGTTAGCAGCGTTAGTTGCTTGACGATCTATTTTGAACTCTTTAGGCTTTTTAGCATTATCAGCTTGCATAAACTTAGATCTACCAGCTGCAATGTGATTCACTTTATTAGCTGATCTACTCATCACAGGTGCTGGTTCTGACATTACATCAAATGATCCCATATCACCATCTATTTTTTGAGCAAAGTTTTTATTGTCATACTGAGCATTTCTAGCGTAGTCTTGTCTAGTCTTAGCAGAGTTGTTTTGATTTGAAGCCTCTTTTATGTCGTACTTCTCCGCTGCTGATTGTTTTAAATATGCTTTATTTTTCATTTTTTCTTTTTTAAAGGTATTTCTTTGTCGTAAGCTTCTTGCTCCCACGGAGAGTTCTTACTGTATTTTAATGGATATGCTTTTCCTTTCCAGAATATATTATTATCTGTATAAGAAAGCTGGCCATTTCTTATTTGTTTTACGTGTACTTTCTCGTGAGAGATAGTATTTCTCAATTGATCTGGATCTGATATATTCATATCAATTGTTATAGCACCGTTCATATGAGTTCTACCATTTACACCAGGTTCTTCAGGTGTAGAATAAATAGGTTGATTCATATCACTAGTGTTATAAAAAGGCTTTATTTTAAAAGGCATTTACTACTTTTTAAATGCGTATAAAAATTCTCTTAGACCAATACCGAAAGCTATTCCTGCGTACATAGGATGAGCGTGAAACAATAGCATTGACCCTATAATACCGCAAGCAACTGCTTTAGACAACGGGTGATTTATAATTTCCTTAATAGTTTCCATAATTATTTATTTAGAGTGATAAGCTTTTAAAGCGGCTTGTGCTTTTGGTTTGCTATCGTAAGTAGCATCCCAATCTTTTCCTGTTATATTGCTTTCTACTTTCCAAGAACTTCCAGAACCTTTAATACAACCTGATCCACCTTCTGATTTAGCACAACCTTGTTTTATTACGTTCATTTGATAGAATGGCACTGTTTGTAATATACCACCTTTCTTTCTTTGTCTTCTACTAATCTTGCTTTTTTTAGCATTGGGTTGTGTTGAAGTGTAGTTAGGATTAAAAAAATTGTTTTTACCTTTACATTTTTTCTTCTTGTTGCATTTTTGTTTAATCATAATTACTTTTTTAACATTTCCATCTACGTCTTGCAGCTTTGCCTCTTTCTCCTGTCCAACCTTTTGATCTAGCACAAAAAGACTTTCTTCTTTTAGCTGCTTTACTACCTTTTTTAACTTTACCAGTTACTGCTGTTTTTAGTTTGCTACCTGGGTTTTTCTTTCTATATTCTTTAACGCCTTTAGAAGTCATACCAGCGCCTTCCTTTGCTGTTCTAAAATTTCTTCCTTTACCTTTAGTGGTTTTTCTTAGACGAGCAGACTTTTTTTTTTACGCCTTCTTTGAAGCGGGGATTCATCATCTGCAACTTGCATAGGTACGCATTTGTCTTTATTGTTTTCAGTTCCAGCAAACTTAAAACCTTTCCAACATGCTCTACCATCAGATCCTTGTTCTTTACCCTCAGCGTTTTTAGCTTGTATAGGTGAGTATTTTAAAAATGGATTACCAGGTTGTTTATACATTTGTTATCTTTTTTTAGGATTTTCTAATTCTTTATCTATCTGTCTACACCAGTCTCTTAATTCTTTGACTTCATCTTCTAGTCTGTTTATATGATCTGTATGCCAATCTTGTTTTAAATCATATTCAATACGATCTATTACAGCTTTAGGCATTGCCTTAGCGTCTGCTATATCATCTTGTAAAGTATAATACATACCTACGAAAGACGCAGTTACAATTACTATACTTATAATAGTTTTAAGATCTATTTTAAATTCCGTTCCTTCAGAGATTTTCATATTCACCAGTTGCATCAAATGATGGACAAGCTTTGTTAGCAAAGTCCTTGTGAGAATGTATTACAGCTTCAGGATACATTGCCTTTAGCGTTCTTAGCACCGCTAAGAGACTTTCTTTTTGTTCTTTTGTTCTAGTATCTTTCGGGGTCTTACCATCAACCTCAACGCCTCCGCAATAGCAAATACCAATTGAGTTTCTATTCTGACCCTTCGTGTGAGCCCCGATTTT